AACACGCTGTCCTGCAGCAGTTCGTCGGAAACCTTGACGATGGACGCAACCTTGTGGGCACCCAGAGAGATCTGACCAAAGCTGTCATCGCTCTCAGGGATAGCGCCTTCCTCGTCAACCCAGCTGGCAGTACCATGAGAGGCGACCAGAGGGATCTTTCGATCGCCGGAACTGGTATGAATTACCTTGCACAGGGTGCGTAGCTTGTTTTCCTCCTGCAGCTCCTGTACCAGGGTGCGCTCGTACTCATCGGGCACAAGGTAGCCGCCCTCGCTGTCAGTGCCAACCTGCAGGGCGTTGTACACAGTGTAATGAGCACTGCGGTTGCGGATCATCTGCCAGAAAGAGTCGCGGTATTCGTCAGAAGCGCGGCCCGGCTTTTCCAGCATGGTCTTTTCGGGACGAGAGGTCAGCACCTTGCTGGTGGGCGCATTAAGCTCGCGATCCAGGCGCTCAGCACGCTCTTCACGGTCAATGGCCGCACCGTAGTTGTCGATATCCTTCTCCATACGCTCGTATACCGCAGTATCCTCAGCGTTCATCATGCCGTTTTCATCAGCATGCTCATTCAGAAAGGCCTTCGCCTTATCCCACAGATCACTGCGCTTCTGGCGCAGTTCAGCAGACTTACTCATAATCGATTTCCTCCTTTAATGTCGGGGTCGGATCAGTTCCAGCCGCTTGTGCAGCTGAGCAACAGGAGTGCCGGGTTCAACCGGCGTAGTAACAGGCTCCTCAGGAGCGGGTTCCGGCACAGGGACCGGATCAGGGTCAGCGGGCTGTTCGGGTTGAGGCGGCGCTTCGGTTGCAACCGCGACAGCAGCCAGTTTACTGACATCCTTATCGCGGCGTTCCATTCTGCGTCGGGAGCGTTCCAGCCACAGGTGTACCTTTGCTTCGGCATCCTTGAGTACGACAGTGCGATCCGCAGCAGCATTGATCACACCGCTGCCCATATCGACAATGCCGTCCACAAAGCCCTCGGCACTGGCCTGATGGGAATCCATCCAGGTCGTTTCAGTCATCATGCCCGAGACATCCTCTCGACTGCGATGGCAGCGCCTGCCGTAGACATTCAGGATGCTTTCCTTACAGGCCCGGAGCATGCGGATCGCTTCGGTCAGATCGCGTTCATTGCCGCAGGCAAAAACACTCGGGTCGTGGATCATCCACATGGATCCAGGTGTCATTTCCAGCCTGTCTGCTGCCATGGCCAGGACGGTTGCTGCTGATGCCGCCGTACCAGAAACAATGATGTGTACATCGCCCGGATAGGCGCGGACATCATCGTACATGCGCACAGCTGCATTGCAGGAGCCGCCGTAGCTGTTCAGGATGATTCGGACGGGCTGCTGATGATCTTCGCCGTCTGCGAACAGCTCATCGTGGAGCATCTCCGGGGTGATCTCATCACCGTACCAGGTATCCTCATCGATATAGCCGTTCAGGTTAATGACTCTCAATTTTCCACCTCCTCATCGTTGGTTTCGGTAGAGTCTTCGTTTTCAGGGGAATCACTGTCCTCAGCGGGGACGGTCTTCACGATCTCTTCCATGATCATGGACTGTGCCGCACAGACAGAAATGGGGATCATATTGCCGTTGACCAGGTATTCATCGCCGCCGATGGTATCGGTGATCGGGTTGAGGTTTTCCAGTTCTCGGATATCGTTCGCGCTCATCCAGCCGTTCTGGCGGGCGATTGCGTAGCCCTCCATGCGGGATTTGTAGTCGCCCCTCATGAGGCCATCCAGATTGAACTGCACATAAAAACGCCCCTTCTCCTTTTCAGAGATCAGGGCGCGATTCATAGCCTGTTCAATTCTGACCAGCCAGGGGCGGATCGTATGGACCGCAAAGGAAATTGACTGGTGCTCGATATTCGAAAAGGTTGCTCTGTCGAGGTCGCCGATCATATGCGGAGGCACACGGAAGATTCGGGCGATTTCGCTGACCTGGAACTTACGGGTCTCCAGAAACTGAGCTTCGTTGTTCGGGAGGCTCAGAGGGACAAAGGACATGCCCTCTTCCAGCACAGCCACACGGCTGGCATTGGTGGAGCTTCCGTAAGCGGCGTTCCAACTGGCTCTCAGTGCTGCCGGATCCTTGACCGTATTGGGATGTGTCAGGATACCGGACGGGCGGGCACCGTTGGAGAAGAACTTGCTGCCGTATTCTTCGGCGGCGATCCCGAGGCCAATGGCTGATTTTTCGAGCGCGATGGGACTGTAGCCCATGATGCCGTCAAAGCCCAGACCGGGAATGTGCAGCACATCCCGCGAGTCGAGCAGCCAGCGTTTACCGTCGCTGGTCGTGTACGTATAGGTCAGCCTGCCACTGGCATCGCGATCGACTTCCATGTGATCGGGCAGCAGAGGATACAGACTGGCGACCTTATCACGGCCTGTTCGAATGATCTGGCAGTAGGCATTGCCGTACAGCAGAAGATGCGAAAGCATCGTCTCACGCAGAATGAACGAGGTCATTTCGCTGTTCGGCTCATCATGGATGATTCGGTACAGCGGATGCTCGGTTGCTTTTCTGCTGCCGGATTCGGTGTTCTCATACACATGAAAAGGCAGGCTGGCTATCGTTTCAGCGATAACGCGGACGCATGCGTAGACAGCAGATACCTGGATTGCTGAGGACGGATTGACGGCTTTGCCCGAAGTGCTGGTGCCGAAATAGAACGTCGGTGCAGCGGATACTGCGTCCTGGGGCTTATCCCGCGCCCGGGCAAAGCGTGCGAATGGATTCTTCATGGACACCTCCATAGCTTTGATTGTCGTAGTAGGCTTGGTCCCACAATGTAGGACTGACCTCTTTACAGGCCACAACCGGTTTTGTGATCGTGGCAGTCCTTGCATAGCGGCTGCCAATTGCTTCGATCCCAGAACAGAACCTTGTTGCCTCTATGCGGTATGATGTGGTCAACGACCGTTGCCGGAGTGATCTTGCCGTTTTCACGGCATTTCCGGCACAGCGGGTTTTGCTTGAGGAAAAGGCTCCGCGCAGCCCGCCATTTGCCATCATAACCGCGATCCGAGGCATTTTCGCGGGCATATAGCCTGCGATGCACCTCACAATACACCTGATCAGAGAGATTAGGGCAACCGGGATGCCTGCATGGACGCTTGGATTTACGGGGCATGAAATCACCTCACAATACCAGCAGGCCTCGGTGGTTGTACACCGAATCGCCGCTGTTCAGGTTCTTCATAGCCCGATCGAGCGCCATGACGAGGGCGACCGCTCCGTCAACTTTCTCCGTGGACTTTTCTTTATCCAGCTTGAGGTTACCGGCGGGATCTGTCCGGACGAACGCGTTGTCCATGTTCCATCTGAGGACAGGATGCCCGCCGTGGGCCAGCTTGTGCTCCAGAACAATGCGCATCAGTTCCTTCGTCGGGGGCGACATATCTTTGAAGCCCTGGCCAAATGGCACCATACAGAAACCGTCATCTTCCAGCGTCTGCACCATCATGGTTGCATTCCATCTGTCGTGGGCAATCTCACGGATGTTGTACCGTTCGCCCAGCTGGCAGATGAACTGTTCGATGTAGCCATAGTGAACCACATTGCCCTCGGTAGTTTTGATAAAGCCCTGACGCTCCCACTGATCATACGGCACATGATCGCGCCGGACGCGCAGCGGCAGCGTCTCCTCGGGAAGCCAGAAAAAAGGAAGAACCCAGTAAGGTTCCTCCTCGCAAGTGGGCGGGAAAACAAGCACCAGCGCCGTAAGGTCGGAGGTGCTCGAAAGGTCGAGTCCCGCATAGCATGGTCGGCCTTCCAGCCAATACGGGTCAACAGTCCGTCCACATTCGTCCCACTTGTCCATGGGCATCCAGCGAACGGACTGTTTGACCCACTGGTTGAGGCGCAGCTGTCTGAACATGTTTTCATCAGCTGGCGTCTCGAGGGCCTTTCTATACGCGTCCCGGACTTTATCGATAGAAATGGTTTCTCCGAGCGATGGATTGGCCCGGTACCAGTTTTGTTCATCTGTCCAGTCGGCTTCGTCGGGCAGTCCAAACATCACCGGGTAAAAACGGGGATCTACCTTGCGGCCTTCCAGGATATCCAGTGCTTTTTGGTGCACTTCCCAACAGATGCTGTTGCGATCAGTACCTGCTGTAGTCAGGAAAAACCACAGAGGTTGTTTTCTCGCATCACCCGAGCCTTGAGTCATAACGTCATAGAGTGCTCGGGTGGGCTGCGTATGAAGCTCGTCAAAAATACAGGCGCTGACATTGAGACCGTGTTTCGTAGCAACCTCAGATGACAGCACCTGATATATGGAACCTGTGGGCTGGTAGACCATGCGTTTTGTGGAAGGAATGATCTTGATTCGTTTGCTGAGCGCCGGTGACTGACGGACCATGTCGACGGCAACGTCAAATACGATCGCTGCCTGCTGACGATCGGAAGCACAGGAGTAGACCTCCGCTTTCCATTCATCATCGTTTATGAGCATATTTAATGCCAATGCTGCGCCCAGCTCAGACTTACCGTTTTTCTTGGGGATTTCGATGTACGCCGTATTATACTGGCGCATTGTGGGGTCATCATCTCGGACAGTGCCGAACACATCGCGGATAATTTTTTCCTGCCAAGGCAGCAGCGTGAACGGTTTGCCATGAAATTCGCCCTTCGTGTGCTTCAGACATTCAATGAATCGGACAACACGTTCCGCTTTTGCGTGGTCATACATCAGCCCCACCCGCCTTTCAGAAGGGCTTCCATCGGGTCATCCGAGGATCCATCATCCGTACCACCGCCATTGGCAATGATGCGGGCACGGGTGGCCGGGGTCAGGCCAAACTCAGAACAGAAGGACTGCATGATTTTAAGGTTCTGCTGGGCGATGGATACCTGCGGAACCTGCTGTACATACCCGGATGGCGTTTTGAAGATGCTGCCGTGCTGGGTTATGAACTCTTCAGCCTCTTTCCATCGGGCATATGCCTGACAGTATCCTTCAAAAGCGGTGATATCTGCCATTGTCAGCACGCCCATGGCTTCAAGTGCGGGCGCGAGGCGTTTCCATTCCTTTTTTGCTTCGGGCAGAAGCCAGGACGGACACTTGATAGTAGCCTTGGGAGGAATCGGTTCGTTTGTGTTGAGGGGGCGCTTGCCGGGG